TGATTCAGCATCTACTATTAAATCGTAGTCTGATAATAAACTAATACCATATACAACGGAATCAGCTCCTTTAATTGCAGGAACTACATTACAACCTAAATGCCTTAACTCGTTTATTAAACGTGGCTCTGCGCTATCTGCTACTATTAATCTATCCTTTGCAAATTGTTTGTTTAGTTGTGCTATGTTTGATGTGGTTAACCCTTGCTTGTAATAGTGCAAACGTAAATAGATAATCTTATTATTTAAGTCTATGTTTGTTTCAACTAATGTAGTAGGGTCGTTGCTAAATCCGTAATCTTGTCCGAATACAGAAACCCCTACTTCTTTAAATTCTCCTATGCTCCAGTTATTAAATATAACACCCTCAGCTTTGTTTAACCAACCACCTAATATTGTGTGCTTGTATTTCTCTGGTCTACGTTGCTTTATTTCTTCTACCTGCTCAATGAACGATGGCGAAAGGTTGTTTATGTTATCTAAGTACGTTGTATGTATGTAGGTGCAATCTCCGTTAACAAATGTTTGTCCTGACTCTATACCTTTACCCTCGAAAAACTTACTATATATCCAAGACTCTTTTGTTGTTGGATTTAAAACTAAGATAACACGGTTTTGCTTTGTCTTGTGTCTTATAGATAAATCAATTTTATCAAATACATCCTCATCTGTTAACTCCTCTGCTTCATCTAATACCCACGTTGTGACACCTTGCAAAGATTTTAAGTTGGCTGTCTGTGTTCCGCTACTCGTTTTAATTCCTTTAAAGATAATCTTTGAGCCAGTACGTATGTTTATAATCTCGTCTTTCGTTATTGTGAAATCGGATTGCATATCCATCATTTCAATCTTTTCGATAAACTCTGGTATAATAGATATTGACGCACTTACTAATGTATAACGTGTGAACAATATAACGTGGTTTGCTTCTTGAGTTAATAAAAGCAGAAACGTGGTAACACTAAAAGATTTAGAACTACCACGCCCACCTGTTACAATGAAGTAACGAGAATCACTACCTAAGTAATTATACTTACTATTTAATTTTATCAATTGAGAATAAATCTTTAATGTTTATACTGCTTATGCTTGTTGTTTGCTCAATCGTTTCTTTTGGCTTACCAAATATATGCTCTGCAATAAATATCTGTCCTCTTTGCGATTCCATTAAAACATTTTTAACAAACGTTGTCTTTGCGTTATCATCGCTTGTGGTTTTGTATAATTCCTTTAAAGCATTTATAAAGATACTATTTACTTTCTCCTCATCTACTTTTGGTTTACGACCTGCATTTGTTCTTTTACCTCCTGTTCCTGCCATTGAAAAAAGTATTGATTAATTAAATTTTCTTTTTTGCTTTACGCATTAAGTAAGAACCATTGTTGTATTCTTCCCAGTCTGTTGTATCTGAACAAACTGAATATCCAATAGTGTCTACTGGTCCTGTGTAATACCATTTGTTGTTCAAGAATACTTGGTGCTTCATTGCTTTTAATGATGTGCATTCTGTGTTAGGTGCTATATCTTCTTTCTTGCAAGATGCTACTACTACTCCTAATGCTAATACTAATAATAATTTTTTCATAATTCGTGCGTTTAAATGTTTTTAAATGTCAGATAAATTTGCATTAACAATAATTCCACATTTATATCTAAGTCTGTCTTTTTCTCCTGTCTGCTTAAATGTATAGTGTCTTCGAGAGTTAAAACAGCGTTCAAACTCATCTTCAATATCTTCTACAGTGTGGTTTTCTATTAAGTTGTTTACCAATTCTTCTTGGTATTCATATTGTGTCTCTGTATCGTTTTCTAAATCTTCTTCAAAAAGTCTATTGTACTTTTTTACTTGTTCTTTTGTGAATTTAATTTTCATTTTTTCTTTATTTAAATGTTAATAACTGGTGCAAATATAAACAAATATTTTAATTCAAATAATTTTCGTGAATTTTTTTTAATTTATTTATAATATCAGCTAAACAAGTTGCACAATTAGTAGGTTCTTGGTTCTGTTTGAAAGTGCGATTATAAATTTTTAATATTTCTCGTTGTTCTGATGGTTTAACGCTGTTACGATGTACTGCAAACCATTCTGTAAGATAGTTGTATTCATCCTCTGTTAGGCATTCAGGTTTAATGTAAGGGAACAAATGGTTTAGTTTTTGTTTACGTTCCTCGCATCCGCAATCTTCGCCCATAATGAACTTGGCTACTTTATCTATTCCTGTAGCTTGTAATACTTTCTCTACTGTATCGCCTAATCCTTTTGATTGTGGTTTACGTGTTCTTGTTGTTCTTGTTTTCTTTTCCATATACAAATTTTGATAATTGTTCTAAATCTTTTCTTAATATTTCGTTTTCTTTTTTTAATCTTTCTGATTCTAAAAACCAATATGATTCAAATTCTTCTTCTTCTTCTTCTTCATATAAATTCAAATATTCATTTAATTCTTGTAATTCTTTTTTTAATCTTTCGTTTTCTTTTTGTATTACATCTTCTTCAAATTCATATAAATTTAAACCATTAATTAATATTTTAATTTCTGAATCAAATTGTTCGTGCGTTCTTAATAATAATTTACAGAATATAATTGCTTTTTGATAATCTGCATATTTAATTTTATTTTGTGTCATATTTCTTTAATTTATTTTTACACTTCTTTAATGTTACGAATATACTTTTTTCAGATATGCGTGTTTCTTTTGCTAACTTTCTAATAGACATACCAGAATCAATATATAAATTAAATAGTATCTCATCGTAGTAATGCCACGAAGCAATTTCGTTTTCTATTCTATTCTCAAATTCTATGTATGAATCGTGCGAAATGTCAAAGTTATCATCTAACCTTATAACCTCGAAACGTGATTTTATTTGCACGTAATTAAGGAATAGGTTACGCAGCACGAAGTAAATGTAGCCTTTGTTTAAAGTTCCACGCTTTACAATCTTATCGTATGTGGTGTACTTGTTTATCCGTAGATACATTTCTTGTACTATGTCTTCAGTATAGAACTCCTCGCCAAAAGAACGAACTACTTCTACCCATTCGCTGTGATACTTCGCAACCTCATCTAATAACTTCATTCGTTTTTGTTTGCAATTATAACATTTTTTATTATAGACGAAACATTTTGTTAATAAGTTATACTATATAAGGTATAAAATCAATAATTTGTTAATAAATTATATCAATTAGGGTGTGTTTTTGTCACAAATTTAATCTATTTATGTGACAACTCTTTACATTTTTGTTTATAATATTCTGCAAGTTCTTTTAACTCGTCTTTTGTGTACTTTCTTGTTATGTAAGCACGTTCTCTTAACATAGTAAATTCATCAGCTCCTATCTTATTTTCTAAGTGTATTCCGTATTCAATTAGGTTTCCAGAAAGAAATGTATTGCAGTGTTCACATTGTAAATGCACATTCATCTCATCAAATCGCACATTTGTATGTGTACCAGCAGAAAAATAATGTCCAGCGTTTTCTTTCTTTGGTTTCTTTTTACAACTGATACATAAATTTCCAGCATCTCGCAAACGAATATACTTGTTAAAATGCGTTTGAGCAATCTTAAACCAGTCTTGTAACGTCATTAAATCATCTTTTAACGCTTTCTTACGCACTTTCTTTATCTTTTCAAGGTTATTTATTGCTTGACGTGTTTTAGTGCATACAAAGCAAAGTTTATCTGTAGTTCGATATGGTGTGAATATCGTTTCACATTCCTTACATTTTTTATCGTAGTTAGTTACCATTCTTTTATTGTTAATTCTTCTCCAGTCAATGCAAAGTAAAGATTTTGCAATTGATGTACGTATATTATATTATTCAAACATTCGGCACTTTCCATTCCATCGTCAATTGTCGCTACGTATAAAGTAAAATCTTTTAAACCATTTGAAGTTATAAAAAAATCGGACCATCTTATTTTACCTTTAAAATCATAAACTCCTATCTCATCATTACCCCATAAATCTTCTTTTTTAGTTATTTTAAATAACCCTAATTTTAATAACCATTCTTCGGTTAGTGGGATTGGTTGTAGATTAAAAACATTACTTTTTAATTCTATTTTATTAATATTTTCAGCTCTAAATATTTCACCATAAAAACCAACTACTTTACATTGTCCCGTTTTATGATTAACTAAATTACCAATTCTTAATTCGTTTGCTTTCATATTCCATTTGTTAAATTATTATTTATCTTTTTCAATTGCTCTACTTCTCTTGTCAACTCCATTACTTTTTTATGTTCTGCATATAATAAAGTTTGGTATTGTTTGTTTTCGTCTACTAAAATGTTAAAAGTAGTTCGTGCGTCTTGCAGAAAATCAAAGTGCTTTTGCATTGATTCAATTAAATCTGTACGATGTGCATTCTTTTTTTTAATGTCGTCTATTGAAATCTGTAAAGACTGCGTTAACGATTCAAATGTTATTGATGCTTCTATTATTGCTATTTGTTTCATAATTTACTTAGCCATTGGTCGTGAATATTACTTGCTACTTGTGCAGTCATTACAGGAGGAACTGACATACCAATTAAATATTTTTCTTTGTTTAATAAAAAATTATAATCTTGTGGGTATGTACCAGCTAATTTATACTCAATATTGTTTAATTGCCTTTTATATTTATAGTGATAAACTCCACTTTCTGGATGTGCTAAAATAGTATTAATTACTTTATCCGGATTAGCTTTTATATATCCAAAGCCTGAATAAGACGGATGATTTACTTCTGAATATGATTTACCTATTTCCCAAATATCCCAATACTTTAATAACATAGGGCTAAATCTATTAACATCCTTTTCTTTTATGTCTGTATCAATTTCTTTAAAAGGTATTTCTTTTTCGTTAAATTCCATTTCAATTTTTGGAATTTCTGTAAACATATCTTGCCAATATAAAAAATCTTTTGCTAAGTCTTTTCTTAATGCTATAAAAAATACACGTTCACGTCTTTGAGGAACTCCCATTTTTGAAGCGTCAAGTAAAAAGTGTTGACAATAATATCCAGCTTCATCAAATGATTTGTAAATTTCAATTACATAATCTTTAGCATTACCCATTAAAAGCCCTTTTACATTTTCAGCTACTACAACTTTAGGTTGCAACTCTTTTGCAAGGTCAATAAAATCAAAAAACAAAGTATCTAAAACTTGTTCAGCTTGTCCCTCTCTAAATTTCTTTTCTTTACCCCAGTCTTTATCTCTATTACCAGCCATTGAAAAAGATGAACAAGGAGGAGAACCGTCAAGAATATCCAATTCATATAATTCTTTAGGTAAATCAGTACGATTTTTAAACGTTTGTATAGGTTCAAGGTACGCATATTTTGGGTTGTGATTAGTTTTGTATGCTTCAATCATTTTTGGGTCTATCTCGTTACAGCCCAACACGTCAAATCCTGCAAGTTTATAGCCCATAGTTGAACCACCACCACAAGCAAAGCAACTAAATACTTTACCTTTATCTTTTGTAAAAACTGAATCTTTTAAGGTCCAGTTATAAGGAAATTTATGTTCTTGTTTCATATCTTATTATTTAAAATGGTAAACTATCAAATGAATTATTCGGTGCTATTGCTATTTGTGTATGCGTTTCTTTCAATGGCTTTGCTATGTTTCCATCTTCATTGAATTTTCCAGTCTTTACGTTGTACATCAAACTCGTTACTCCACGTACTCCAATAACTTCTGGTTTTGCTTTGTTAACTTTTATTTCAGTAACTACACTATCAAAATCTCGGTGAACAATGATAATACTTTTACCATTATTCCCCCATTCAGAACCACCTTTTAATTCGTGCATATCTGGAATCTGTGCTTTTCCATTAATCTTAACTGGGCTTTTAGGATGTATAATAGTATGAAAATGCAATTTACTTGCTTCGCATAAATCATTACCAAAACTTAATACATCTTCTAAATATTGGTCGTACCTCATTCCGCTTGTTACTTCGTGTCGCATATAGTTCCAACTATCAATAACTACTGAGAACAAATTTAACTCTTTTTTGTTATCCGCACCGAATTGCCATAGTTCTTTTGGAGTTATTGCTTTACTTGCTTTGCCTTGTGGCTTGTAAATTATAAACTTATCCAATACTTTAGGCAGTAAGCGTGTTATTTCTAATTCAGTAAGTCTGTTTTCAATCTTAACCTTTTCGCCTTGTGCATTGTAATAAAACTCTTTGAACTGCTTACCACTCATTTTATGCATTATCTTAGCTATTACTTCGGATGTGCTTCCAGCATCTGGCATATGAATTAAATGTTTATGTCCGTACCATTCAGAAGTGTTAACTAAACATTCGAGTAGTAGTTCTGTTTTACCGCTTCCAGGATAACCAGTCCAATCTGTTCTACTTCCTTCCATTATTGAGTAATGCTTTGCTAAGTTTGGGAATCCTAAATAAAAAGTCTTTCCGCCACCACTTTTGTAATGCTCAAATATGGAGTGTTCTATTTCTTGGTATTTAAAAATATTATCCATAAATTGCTATTTCTTTTTTACGATGTTCCATTTTTTCTTTAGCGTATGCCCATAACTCCTCGTCAGTCATATTGCTTTCGTCTTTATAAACAAAATCACTTATTATTGTTTGTTGTTTATTAAAGTTGTTTTTATTCCATCTTTCTAAACGTTGTTTAAGTCCAAATGTTTTTTCTTTTTCAAAACGCATCTTTAAATCATTATCTCCGTGTTCAGTCCAATACAAATAAAACAAATTTAACATATCTTTTGAATAAGTTTCTGTATATGGCTTTAATGATTCAATAAATTTTAATTTACGATTCTCAATCGTTAAAACTTCTTCTTCTTTTTCTTCTTCTTTTTCTTCTTCTTCTTGCGATAGTGTATCTATACTGTATATATACTCTATTAATACTCTATTTTTTACAAGTTTAAGCTCTGATTCTATGCACTTTACAACTTTTGGAGAAGTTGAGTAGTTGTATTTCTTCCAATTACGCATTGCAAGTTCGTTTGTAGTGTCTGAAAACTGAATTTTACCCTTAGAAATGAAAAAATTTAGTAACTTATTTACCTTATCTAAACTTAAATTTAAATCAAAACAAATATGCTTTTTAGATATTTCATAAATACCACATTGTTTAGTTTTCTCATTCGTTAATAAGTAAACATAGAATAGTTTTTTTTCAGAATCCAATTCACTAAAGAATGGGTCGCTCCATAATTGAGTGTGTATTTTTCTAAATATTGCCATTACTTAATCTATTAAAGAAATTTGTTTACGTAACTCTTTTGAGAACTTGATAGCAGTTTCTTTGTCTAAAGCAATAAATTGAGAATTATCCCAACCTTTTGAATTATTTGCAGAATCATCAATAAATATAATTAACTTATCAAATTGATTAATGTAAACTTGCAATTCTTTAACTTCATTTTGTGAGTCATCAATTTCACAAAATACTAATTTTATATTAGCCATATTAATTTAAACGTTTTAGGATAACGAGTAACCTTTAAATAAAAAACCCCTATACTCCTTTGTGCTTCAACCTACAAATTTGTATAAGGGCTTATAATAAATTCCTTTAGTTACTATAACGTTGAAGCGTAACTCTGCAAATATACAATATACTAACTACTTTTCATCTTCAAACAATTGAATCTTTTGAACAATTTTATCAATTTCATTAACAATTTCAACCCATTTTTGTGCTGAATCTTCTGGTAGTTGTTCGCTTACATTCTCAACTATCTTTTCAACCCACGTGTAAAAGTTTTCGCAGCGTTGTTTAAACTCACGTTTGTAAATTACTTCGTGTGATAGTTCGTCTAATGTGTGTAAAATTGACTGCATCTGTAAAGTTAACGCTAAAGTCAAGTCTAAGTCTTTTCGTTGTTTAGTGTTCATATTTATATTTTAATAATTTCTTTTTTAATTTCTACTAAATATTGATGTGCTAAACTACCTTCATTTATATAAAGACTATTTCTAAAATCTAACATTTCATCAATCGCTATTAATGCACATTGTTTAGCATTTCTTATTTTCCAATATTTATTTTTTAAATCGCCATCATCTGAGTATAATAAGAATTTATTTACTAATTCAATTGCTTTTTCTTTTGGCTTCATAGTTCGTAAAGTTTTAATTTATAATCGTTTAATATTTCGTGTAATAAATCTCTAATTTCTTGATGAATAGTAGCGTCTTCTAATTCATATTTAATTAATGCTCTTAACTTTTGGTCAAATTCTGCAATAGCTATCTTATAATCTTCTGCTTGT